CCACAAGCCGTGGAAAATGGTGCAAATATCGAAACGGATGCTGAACTGGCGCATCGTGTTCGATTGGCCAATGATACCAAGCCATCTAGCCCAGTCAATGGTGTAATTTCCGCCGTTATGGAAGTTCCAGGGGTTAAGAGTGTTCAAGTTGTTACGAACAATACAATGGCAGTCGATTCATACGGCAACCCAGCTAAGACAATTCACGTCTATGTTGATGGTGGTGAAGAAATGAAGATTGCAGATGCGCTGTTCAATTCCGTTTCGGCGGGTATATTAATGGTCGGAAGCCATACAGAGACGATGACTGACGCTGCTGGCTTTTCCGGTAATGTAGTCGCGTTCGATTATGCTACTAAGGAAACGATTTTCGTGACTGTTGACGTTACGACTAACAACGACTTCGAAATTGACGGTGTTGATCAAGTTAAGAAGGCTGTGAACGACTATCTTGGTAGCGTTCCCATGGGTGGAACTGTTCGCTTCTCATACTTGTACAAGTACATTTATGACAACGTGAACGGTATTGTCGTGGCAACGGTCAAGATTGGAACCAAAGCAGCTTCCCAATCAATGACCGATATTCCATTGACGCAGTTCAGTATTGCGACGACGACAGCTGATAGTTTGGTGGTGACGAAGAATGGTAACTAGTTTTCAATATCAGTTTCTAGCTATGCTACCGGCGCCAATTAGCCGCTATGGTCGTCAAACAATGTTGTTCGCTGAATGGTTGCAATGGCAATTTAAACAGCTACAAGACTTGTTTACGACGATTGAAGATTTTCGAGAGTTGGATAATGCCAACGGTGAAGTGCTGGATGCAATAGGTGCTCAATACAATCAATTGCGCGGTGAGGCTGACGATAGTTTCTATCGCATTATGATTCGTTCAAAAATGGCTATCAATTCCGGTATTTCAACGGTGAATGGCCTGTTGGACATCATTGCAAGGTCATTGAATATTCCTAAGAAGGGCATTGAGATTGAGCCGTTGCGGAAGTGGAATGGAACAACTGTTGATGACGGTGAGCCATTAGCAATTGCAATCCGCAATATTCCGCTGCAATGGGCCAATACCGAATGGGAACAGAACTACATCATTGATCGAATTCGAAGCGGTGTTGCTGCTGGCGTGCGTGTTGATGAAGTAACGTTCGTTGATAATTCAAACGCTGTATTAGCTGTACGTGGTATCAGCAGTAATACGTTGACGTATCAAATCTATGAAAGCGAGGATAAGTGATGGCTAATAAATTTTCTAGCCTAATCTTTACTGAAGAAGGTAAGGATGTCATGACAAAGGCACTGGCTGATAAAGGACAAATGTCTATTATCAATGCCTACACCTTTACGGTATCTATTACCAAGGACTTAACCTACTCACAAATCAGTGGTCTGAACCCTAAGCAAACAAAGCCAATGGGTACGGTTACGACGGATTTAACGACTAATACTGTTGAATCTCGTCTGATTATTGATAATCGTGATGTTACAGCTGACTATAATTTGAAGGGAATTGCCATTACCGGTGTCTACGGTACTGATAATTATGTCCTTGGAATTATCAATACGAATGAGACCACGTTGGTTCCTGCGTATAATGGACAATCAGCGCAGACAATTAATTTGGACGTTTCATTTGCAATCAGCGATACGTCAATCGTAACTGTTAACACTCAGTATGCTGGAATGCTGACGGTTGCTGATTACATTGCTTTGCAGAAGTATATCGACCAACGTGACGCAAAGAAGGCTGACGATACTGCCGCCGTCCACAAGACAGGCAATGAGACGATTAACGACATCAAAACTTTCTTGAAGACAATTGTTGGTTCGGTTAGTGGAAATTCAGGAACAAGTGATCGTGTGAATACGCTGGCTATCAATGCTGACGTTGCACTGTCAAGTTTGAGTAACGGCGTTTACCTTTCAACAAATGCTTCAAAGACAACGTCTGACAAGCCGACTGGCGCATCTGAAACGTATGTGTTCGTTAAAGAAAGTAACGTTGAGCGATTTACTGACATTTCTAATGGTCAATCATATTTCCGTGTAAAGAACGGTTCTACGTATACAGCGTGGAACCGTTTTTCTACTGCAGCGGAACTTTCAAACGTGGATGCTTCTGCCGTCCACAAGACAGGCAATGAGACGATTGATGGGTCTAAGACATTTAGTTCTGCTATTATTGCTAACTTGCAAGGAAATGCTGACACCGCAACAAAGTTAAAAACAGCGCGCACAATTTCGTTCAGTGGCGCTGTAACTGGTACTGGTACGTTTGATGGCTCAGGTAATGTTGACATTGCACTAACAGAATCCGCAATTACACGTACGAATACTTCATCAGCACAATCGCTTGCTGTTGGAGGAACTGTGACAATCATTGATAGCATTACGACTAATACCTCCGGTGAAATCACTGGTGTTAATGTCAAGACGGCTACAATGCCATCAGTTTACCCACCAAATAATGACAGTAACTTAGTCCATAAGTCAGGAGCTGAAACGATTGGCGGGTCAAAGACGTTCACTGATGGTCTTAGCGGTGCATTGGCCGGTAACGCCACAAGTGCAACAAAACTAGCCAATGCACGCAAGATTAATGGTGAAAACTTTGATGGTACGGCTGATATTAACGTTGACCCAGTTGTGCAAGTGATTAGCACAAACAAAGATGTTTTCACGTTGGATAACGGCTTTTATTACTATTCAAATGTTTCAGCAACCAACAAGCCTAGTGGATCATCAAATTATTTCGTTGTCGAAGTAATTCAATCCGGTAACAATGGCTTCATGCAGCTGGTCGACTCTAACAACAATGCTTGGTGGACGACTAAGACGGGTGGTGCGTGGTCAGCGTGGAAGGCAGTTGCTAATGATGCGCTGGTTGCGCACTTGGATACTGCCGAGACGTTTACAGGTAAGAAGACGTTTTCGGCAGGACTTGCTGGTGAATTAACCGGTAACGCAGCTACGGCAAATACGCTAAAGACCGCCCGCAAAGTTGGTGGCGTTAGCTTTGACGGCTCAGCTGATATTAACTTGCCTGGTGTAAATACGGCGGGTAACCAAAATACGTCTGGAAATGCGGCAACGGCTACCCAATGGGCTACTACACGAACGCTAGCTCTAACTGGTGATGTATCCGGCTCAGTGAATATTGATGGCTCGGGTGACGTGTCTATGGCAACGTCTGGAACGAACCTGGTTCACAAGACTGGTGCCGAGACTATCGCTGGCGATAAGACGTTCACTGGAAACGTAACTTTTTCCGGAACTTCTAACATCGTTAGTGCAACGGCTAGGGAACAAATCTTTGATGGATATGATCTGAATGGATACGCAGACACTTATAAGTATATTATCAACGGTGCTAAGAACCTTGTTAATTACCCTAGTTCTGCTAGTACATGGGCAACCCTAGATGTTGAGAAAATAAACCAAAACACTTCAACGCAGACGTTGACTGATACTAATAATCAAGTATTTATTAGAAATCTGGGTGGAAATCCGCCTACGTGGTCTTCGTGGATTGAACTTGCTAATGACGCTAACGTTGTACACAATACCGGAAACGAAACTATTGCAGGTGACAAGACGTTTACAAGTACCATTAACGGTAATCTATCTGGTAATGCAGCGACTGCAACTAAATGGCAAACAGCACGTACTCTATCACTGACCGGAACAGTGACGGGATCAGCTTCAATTGATGGTTCTGGCAACGTCTCAATTTCCGTGGCAACCCCAGTTGTATCTCGTGAAGTAAGTGGTACCAACGGTATGTCGTTTAAATTCAGAAGGACGGGTAACTTTGTGCACGTTGAGATTTCAGGTAACTACACAGGCACAAACTGGACAGGTTCCTCAACCCCAAGTTATGCATCTGAATTATTCAATGTCACTGTTCCTTCGGGATTTTCGCCAGATGATTGGACTCAATCAGTATTCATTGAGTACAGCAGTGCGGTCGGATTCGGTCGTTACAATTTCGACTCGTCTTCAAAGAAAATGTCATTCACGTACCGCGGAATGACCGGCTTAGTTACTAGTTCAAACTATATTGTTTCATCTGTGTCATATTCGACCAGCGATAGTTGGCCAGGATAGCATTAAGAGAGTGAAAGGGAATTTCGAATGAATTTAGATACCGGAACAGTCGTAACGATTGTTCTTTTTTTGATTACGGCGATAACTACCGCCGTAAATTGGGCAATTAAGGTTGGTTTTTCAAAACCAATTGCTACATTAACTGATGCAATTGACGACTTGAAAGAAATATTGGGGCATATTAAGGATGACACCCAAATTCAATTTAAGGAGCATGAAGTCCATCTTGCTAAGCATGATGAACAAATCAAGACATTGTTCGAAAGGAATGAACGATTATGAATAAAGTAATTGATGTGTTAATTGGAATTGCACAAACTGGTGTTCTTGGTGTTGTTGCAGCTGCCGTAATTGGTTGGCTTAAGAGTCACACCAAGAATGAAAACTTGGCCATGTTCTACGATTGGATCAACCAAGGTATCGCAATTGCCGAAAAGACTTGGGGGCCGGGACAAGGAAGTGCAAAACAACAAGACGCAGTGAAATTCGTTAAGCAACGAATTGATGCTAATGGTTTGACGGGGCATTTCTCGGATTCACAGATTGAAGGAGCTATTGAGCAAGAGTTGAAAGCCAACAAAGGAGTTGACAATAATGGGTAAGATTAAGACAATGCTGGTCGCCGGAATGGCGGCCTTTTTATTTGCCGGAGCAACACCAACGGCGTTTGCCGCAAAGGGTGACCAAGGAGTTGACTGGTCAATCTATCAAGGGGCACAAGGTAAGTTTGGATACGGTCGCGATAAGTTTGCCATCGCTCAAATTGGTGGGTACTACGCTGGACATGGCTACGTTGATCAATACACGTATCCAACGCAAGTTCAGTATGCAATCGCCCAAGGAAAACGCGCACATGACTATATTTTCGTAGACGGTGTTACTGACCGTGCAACCATGAAAACCGTAATTGATCACTATCTAGCAAAAAGCCAAACGCCACAGGGAGCTATCTTTGCTTTGGATATTGAGCAAGGTACAACGAATACAGACGTAGTTATGTACGGACTTGATTATATTCAATCAAAGGGAAAGACAGCTGTGCTATACGGGTACAAGAATTTCTTGATGTCAAACCTTGACCTGCAAGCGATTGCTAATAAGTACCCGCTTTGGTTGGCTCAGTATCCTAATTACGAGGTTACGCCAGAGCCAAACTATAATTACTTTCCTTCATTTGATAATGTACAATTGTTCCAATTCACGGCATCATACATTGCTGGTGGATTGGACGGTAATGTTGACTTGACTGGTATTACGGACAATGGCTACAAGCACGGAAACCCTGAAAAGCCTAACACTGATACTCCCGCAATTGTTGCCGGTAAGGAAGCTGATAATACACCAAAGGCAGACATCGCGCCTGGTATGACGGTTAAGGTAAACTTCAGAGCTACTCATTACGCAACTGGTGAAGCTATTCCTCACTATGTTAAGGGTGAGCCACACAAAGTGCTAGAAGTCGATGGCGACCGTGTGTTGCTTGATGACATCTATTCTTGGGTATCAAAGAATAACGTCGAAATCTTGGATGCCAACACACACCAAGACACGACAGAATTCAACGGCGTGTTTGTCTTGGATAGCTGGCAGTACGAGTTTGGTGGTGTATATGCACGTAATGAAGATATGGCAATTCCAGTAGCAGATTATCAAAACGACATGCCGGCTGTATCAGTAACGTTGACCGACCGTCATGGTAACCCATTGGCGGACCAAAACGGCCTTGGTAACAACGGAGTTCCGGAATACTTCACTTTGAATGGAAAGTACACGGTATTGCAACGCGTTGGATCATCAATTGAAGTAGAGATGAATGGTGAGTCGGTCTGGTTGAAGGCTGCATTTGCTAACTAATTTAAAATGGGCCAACTTGCGACACTGAAACAGATGCGCAAGTTGGCCCACATGTAAAATAAGCCCGTCTGGACTAGGTACGATGTACTTAATCTGGACGGGCTTTTTTATGTTATTTGCTTGGAACGTCCCATTCCCAGTCATGTTCAACTGCGTGCCAGTTACCTGTAGCTGCAGAAGGTCCAATCTTACCAGCAAGCTCAATCCATACCTTTACATCATATAAGGTTGGACGCGTCACAGCCTTAGCGGTTGCTTCGGTATATTCTTCCCATGTTAGGTCGGCATCATCAAGCAATGGCTCTACAATCTCACGGTGCAGATTGATATATGCCTGCCGTTCGGTGAAACCATTATCGATTAGCTCGTTGAACTTTCCTACATATAAAATACGGTCATCTTCAGTTTCTGATGCCAAAAATTGGAGGACTCTTTCTGTCCAATGAGTTAATTTAGTCAT